TGGACCTGTATATCCGATTATTCCTTGTTCTCCTTTAAATCCTCTAGGTCCTCTGATCTCTCCGACATCTGAAAATTTACTTTCAGTATCACTCACTGTCCATACGAAAAAATTTTGATCGACTATATAACCATCACCTGCTTCTAGTGTTCTGTATGTACTTGTTGCAGGATTTGTAAGTATGCTTCCATTTGACACATCAGCGAAAAAATTAAAACTTGAATCATATGCTTTTAGAATTTTTATGGTTCCTGGATTTACACCTCCGATAGTAGTCCCTGCTGACATTTCAAACGTTCCATCTGGTTTTGATGATAGTGATGCACCATCTAGCGTTTTAAAAGTTGAGCTGGAAGTCATGGTAATATCATCGACAAAAATTTCTTTTAATGGATTATTTACCGTACCAAAATTAGAAGTTCTTAATGAATCCACTAATATATCTCCCAAAATATGAATGTCATTTACGTAAAAGTCACCTATACGATTGTTTGATGTTCCCAATAATGAAGCGTTTATGGTATTTGCATTGATTTGATTTGAATCCATAGTTGCAGAAATTATTGAATTTGCACTCATATCGTTCGTTATTACTGTGCTTGTATTGATTGCATTTGCACTTAAATCATCACTTATTATTGTAGTTGCACTGATTGCATTTGCACTTAAATCATCCGTTATTACTGTGCTTGTATTGATTGTAGTTGCACTGATTGCATTTGCACTTAAATCATCACTTATTATTGTAGTTGCATTCATTACATTTGCTAACATGGCATTTGCGCTGAAATCATCCGCTATTACTGTTGTTGCATTTATTTCATTTACCATCATGGCATTTGCACTGAAATCATTCGCGATTACTGTTGTTGCATTTATTTCATTTACCATCATGGCATTTGCACTTAAATCATCAGCGATTACTGTTGTCGCATTGATTGTGTTTGCACTGAAATCATTCGCTATTACTACAGTTGCATTGATTGCATTTGCACTTAAATCATCTGTTACTACTGTTGTAGCATTTATTGCATTTGCACTGAAATCATTCGCTATTACTACAGTTGCATTCATTGTACTTGTGTCGATTGTACTTGCGTTCATTGTACTTGTGTTGATTGCACTTGAATTCATTGTATTTGTGTTGATTTCATTTGACAGTATAGTATTTGCGCTCAAATCATCCGTTATAACTGTAGTTGCAATAATGGCATTTGCGCTCAAATCATCCGTTATAATATTGTTTAAATCTAAGTTATCCGCATCCGAAATGGAACTTGTGGAAAAGGGCAATGATGTGTGAAATCGTGTCAATGCCGTTTTGCGAAAGTAGAATAAAACTTCTACATCATTATTATCTCCACCAGGTGTTACTACGAATAATTTTGCTCTAAGTCTGCAATTGGAAGATGGCAAATACGTAAAATTCATAAAAAAAGAATTGCTATACTCTGCTTGAATAGTAGATGTGATTTCAATCGTATCGTCACTACCACTTGAAATCAAAGTTTCTACATTATTTTCATCTACAAAAAACAAATCCACGTAAAAATATGTTTGCTTTAATTGAGAGACAGAGGCATACGTTTTGAATTCCCATAAACCTTCCGGTATCAATGAAGTATATAGCAAAGTATCGCTAGAAGTAAATTGCCCTACTTGGCGTTCTTCGCTATCATTCGCTATATAACTGAATTTTATACTTGTTTTCGCAGATATATTCGGTATTTTTATTATAGATCCGGATGCATTAGAAAAAATATTTAAATTTGGATCTGAATCACTATCCAAATATATTGTAAGCCCACCTGTTACACCATTCTCTCCTGCTGGACCTACTGGACCTACTGGACCGGATGGACCTTCTGGACCTTCTGGACCTTCTGGACCAGCTTCTCCTTGACTTCCTGCAAATCCAGAAGTTATCAGGAAAAAGGCAATATTTTTCACAATCGTTTCTTCGCGAGTCATTTTGAAGAATCCTTTAAATAATTGGCCATCATTATCATTCAAGCATGTAAATACAGTTCTATCATTATGAGTTATATTGATATTTACAGAATCAATAATAATAGCAAAATGATCATCTTCTTGATAACCATAGTTTAACGCAATCTCTTCGTTATTTCGATTTTCATTTATTATAATATCGTAAGAATTCTGATAAAATCTCAAACTATGCAAAAAAGCATTGTCGAAACTTAATCCTATTTTTGTATCAGTGCCATTTTCAGGAGCCGAAAAAGTTAAAACGCAATTTTTGAACTGTTCTAATGTTTGAACATGTGAAGGAACAAAATCATTTGTCGTTTTTCGAAAACTATCACTGCCAAATATATATATATCATCATTGCTTGTTGTTAAATGATAATTACCCACAGCCCAACCACGTGGTCCTGTTTGACCAGTTGAACCCATTAAACCAGTTGAACCGGTCGGACCGGTTGAACCGGTTGAACCAGTAGGACCGGTTGGACCTGTTTGACCACTAGGACCTCTGTAACCGGTATGACCACGATATCCTATATGACCAGTAGGGCCTGTATTGCCTAATTCACCTCTATAACCGGTATGGCCACGATATCCTATATGACCGGTAGGACCTGTAATGCCAACAACACTATGTTGATCATCATTATTTGATGAACCATTGTCATGGGATTTACACCTGACCGTGATTATTGAACCAGAGCCATGTCTAGATGTTACGTGATTCCCTTTCTGAATCTTCTCTAAATGATTGCAACAAGACATGTATATTCATTCATGATATTTTATTGCTACAAAATAACGAGTAGATTGTAAGTTTTATATATTATTGTTACTGATGCTCTTTCCTACAATAATATATTCAATGTACTATATAAAATGCCTTGTTTTGGTTTAATTCGCTTCCTTTTTAAACCAAATTCTCCTTCGATAAAAATGTGTATCGCATTCTTTGAATTCTTTTTCTAAACAAAGCATTTCTTTTGTTTTTTGATTCCAAAAATAACCGTCTTTACTTGGATTTTTTCTGTAATGTGAAAACATTGGCAATAATCTTTCGCTTCTATTTTTCCTATTCCGAATATTTGTGCATAAATCATAGCTAGGACAATTTTTCACGTTCATTTTCATACCAAAAACGGATTGCTGGTTCTCTGGAACAATATCATTATAAGCAATATTTGAATTCACAATCTTATTTGGTAATACATATCTTTTTATGTTTGTAAATACTTGCGCGTCTACTATTGCACCTAAATTTACCTCGTCTTTCAAAACATGTTTCATTTTTTTGTGGGTTATGTAATCACTTTGTGACATATATATTCATAACTTATTTTTTTGTCATTTTGTTCATTTCTTTGCATTGTTATTTTGATACAATAATTCACATACCAGTTGAAATGACCAATTTGCACCGTTCAAATCTACTACATCCCCTTTGTCATTTACCAATTTAACTGATATTCGTCTTAAATTTATTGGACCAAAATACGTTCGTTCTTGCTGTTGTAATGTTCCACCAAACTCAACGTATATAGACCCTGGTGTCGCTCCTGCCGATTTTACTGGTATTAAAGCAAACATATCATTTGATGCAAGTATAGGTGCAAATAAAGATTTTGGTTCATTTTGAATTGATACTATCTGTGAAGCAGAGTATACCTGATTTTTTGTTAAACCATCGACATTTTCTACTGTTATTACATCTTTATTTGTCACTGGATCATATTTTCTTGAACTCTTTCGATTCGCATAACTTGGCAACTTTGAACGTCGGTCTTGAGGAGAAACAGTTACTAAACCATCATTCAAATGGTTTTGATTAAAATCATCTAATAAAATCATAAAATAATTGTACAAATAAACACTCAAAACAGAATCTCCTTTCAATCTGAAAATCTTATTTGTTTCATTACCGAATCCATTTCTAACGCTAGAAAACGAATAAATATTTCCGCTTGGTAATAATATTTCTGGATTTTGATAATACGTTGTTGTTTCATCTACTACAGTCACAGCAATCATAGATGATTCAGTAAAATTATATTCAGGTAATCCTTTAAAACCTAGTATGTATCCCAATGTGCTATCAATTGTAGAGTTCCTATAAAAATTTGACGTGCTACTCGACGAACTAAAACTAAAAATATCATAAAACACGATTCGATAATCTGCCGTTGTATAAATCTTATTGACATTATAGCATATTTTTAACTTTTTATTGTTATCCGAATCAATGGTAATTTTTGTTCCAGATGTTAGAGGATTTTGAGAGAACATTGTATTCAATACATACACAATATTAGATGATGATTCCACATTTGCATTCAATACATTATATGTTTCACTTGGAATTTCAAATATTATATCATTGTAATCACTATAAGATGGATATTCTTGTGGATTAATATACACTCCTCCTGCAGAATCTTCTATTGGCTTTAATATTATTGTATGTTGTTCTGTTGATGGCAATACAAAATCAGATTCATAATCATGCACTAACCTATGCCTACTTAATTCGTTACTGCGAGATTCCAGGAAGAAATTATATGTTGCTATGTTTGGACGAAATAATGTCCACTTACTACCTTCTATGTTTTTAATTTTCAGACGATTTAGCTTTAATCTCCATACCATGTAATAGTTTATTATTGTGCTATCAGGTGCTACAAGCTCTTCTATTGAAACAGTAGAATTCTCAAAAATGTCATTGGTATTTAGTATTAAAGTTATTGTACTTGCCCATTCACTCAATGTTTTCTCTTGATTCGCAGGCAATGTTACGGTAAACGTATCTATTGCACTGAGATTTGATCCTGTTAATGAGTCGTAATATTCATCATCTTCATTTTCTGGTATATATTGAATCAGCTGTAAAGTATTGTTTGGTTCCGAAAACGAATATCTTGAAAGTGATATATCTTCATAAGAATTAATCAAATTGTATATTGCTGTCGTATCATTTACTTCTGAATCAAATCCTAACATACTTGCTAGTGATGATGTGATATGTACTTCATAATAAAATTCGTTGTACACCTTTTGAATGTCAAATGTAAATTCCGACATGGCGGATTCTTCATTATAACTTAAAATCGTACTTCCAAAGCTTACATCAGCATACTGTGAAGACAATAATTGGATTCGATTGTTTATTGCTGATACTAGCGTAAGAGGTTTGTAATTTCCTGGATCTACTTTTACTTTGTATTCGTGATTGCTCTTCTGGTAAATTGCAAAAGTATTGTTGTTTCTCTCAGTTTTATTTTGGGGTTTTAAAAAAAAAAAATTACTGCCATAACTATTTGTTATTGTGTACCATGTTATCGGTAATTCTATAGCATACAATTTTAATCTAACTACATCTTTTAATGTTTCAGTAAAATTCATTGTAAATGATGTTGATGATGGATATTCGATATCCCTGTTTTTACTGTCAACTGTAATTATTCGTTGATACGATTCTCGTAATATAGGATTTACTTTTCCTGCTGTATGACTTATTTCATTGACATATTGCACCTCTTCATCATTTCTTTTTGTGCTTTCTGGTTTGGATGTTGATATTGTCTGTACTGATGTTTGTAATGGAGATTGTGATGTTGCTATTGTTTGGGCTTGTGATGGGGCTTGTGTAATCAGCGACTCTTCACCAGAATCAAAAAAGTGCTCATACATTTCTTTAAAAAAGTCGAATAATTTTTTGCCAGTTGGATCTGTAGAATACATGTGTTTTTGAATCATCTGAATAATTCTAGCCTCTAATTCATTATCAGTTGGTCTTATCAAATTCAGAATATCATACATTTCTTCGTTTGTGTAATTATTTATGTCATACATTTCATCTCCCATGATCAACTAAAAAAGAAAAGTATATATACTTTGCACTCATTTTTATATTATTTTATTGTTTCATACGATTGTTTCATACGATTGTTTCATACGATTGTTTCATACGATTGTTTTCTGATTGAGTACATACTTGCGTAAAAACATTTTTCTAATTACTGAAATTATATCTACATTGTGATACAAACATAATCCAATTATTTTCCAAGGAAAACATGTCATACGATTTCCTCTTTTCAAATGGTGTTTTCCTCTAAAACATAACGCTTCCAATTCTTTCATAAATGCTTTTTCTTCTTCGTTCATTTCATTTGCATCTACCCTGTAATTTCCATGAAAATGCTTTTCGTTGTAAAAGTCATCATCATATACTCTGTATATCGTATCATTTAAAACATTCAATATACGACCAATACCCATAATTTTGTTTTCTTCTATATTCATTTCCAATACATAAACGAATCTTTCTTTTTTTATAAAAGAATGTAATTCACCTTGATTACAATAGAGAGACTCGTATTTTAAACGTTTTCTTGCACCCTTATTTTCTATATACGTTTTATTGTTAAATCTTGTTACACAAAGAAATTCTTCTGATGATCTGGCCAAATCACATTGTTCCATTCTAGACCAATCATCTTGCAACCACTCAGGATTTATCATAACTTTAATTCTTAATTGGAAAGTTATCATAATAATATGGTAATTTCAATTTTTATAATTTTTGGAAGGGGATGTAGATAAGAGGGGGAGTGATCACTAAAATTTTGCCAAAAATATTTTCCAAATACTTGGGAATTTATGCACTAAATTTATACATTTCCCTTTAGCAAGTAGGTCTTGAAATACGAGAAATTGCTCATGGTTTTTATTCCAATAAACGTGGAGTATTATACGCTTAAACTCTTTGTTTTCGCGCCACGGTATCTCCCTATAACTCGTTATAAAACCAATATTGGATTTTGTAAATATCTGGCGGATATATTGTTCATCAATGATGTTTTCGATTTTTGGTATGCATAGGTTGTTATTTGAGCTCATTAGTTAAGTGGTTAATTTATGGTTGTAAGAGTTATTTTTGTTTTTGTTGTTCAATTTTATATGTTTTAAGTTCGCAAATAAATGTTTCCATTTATTACTGTTTCAAGCATTTGAATTATCCTACTTCTGAAATATTCTATAATATTATATAGTATTTACTGTCATATTAATTAAACGCTGAATTGAAACTATTTGTTGATTCAGTTAGAGAATAGAAGAGAAGAGAAGAGAATAGAAGAGAAGAGAAGAGAAGAGCCGACTTTTATTGGATTCGGCTGATACAATTTTATACTATATATATTTAAATAGGTTATAATTTATATTTTATTTTCTTTAAAAAAGAAAAAAGAGAATGGATACTGATTGGGTTCTAGAAGCACAACGACTTGCAAATATTCAGCAAATTTGCATTCCGGAAAACATGCCAAATATTCATATGCAATTTATTTATGTCAATAAAAACAAACAAGTAGAAAATATTGTAAAAGAAATTCACCCTCTTTCTACCAATGTAATCAAAAAAGAATTATTGTTGGAAATCATACAAAAACATAAAAAAAATACAACTAATACTAATTACGTACTAAAAGATACTTTTTTATTTCATATTCCTATACAGCCTGAAATTCTACCCAAATTTATTGAACCTTCTTTTTCTTGTGATCATTTTATGAAATATTTACCGGTTTTAGAAGATATCGAAATTCCTCCTTCCATTTTTATTTTTCACCAGTACAACACACTTTTCTTCATCTACCAGGAAGAAGAAAAACGGAATATAAAACTCCTAAAGTCGGCACTTAAATCAGACAATATTGAGAGAAGAATTACAAAAAGAGTCAGATTGAAACTCCCCAGGAATACTAGAAAACAAATTCCTTCATTGATGTAAATCATTTATACCAGCAAAGATTTGAAATATCATCAACTAAAAAAGCCTCATTGAAAAACGTTATTGGAATCCGACCCTCTATGATTTAAAATCTTCAAGGGTTTAAATCTTTGATGGTTTTAATGTTACTTTAACAATATAAACATTATTACTTTTGTTACTATAAATACTCATATGGAACTTTACCTCAAACATCAAAAAGACTTTGTTCATATTTTTTCATCTATACATAGAAATACCGATTTACCTGTATTTATGAAACGTATTCAAGATCTTATTGTTTCTCTCAAAACTACCATTATGCTTGAAAAAAAAAAGTCAATTCAAGCTTGTCACTTTTCTATATTAACATTATTGTACAAACTTATTCCTTATACTAGAGATATTTATGGTGGTCTAGGAGAAAGAAATCTATCATATGCCATGATTTTTATTTGGAAATATCATTTCCATATTCCTTCTGCCAAGGCAGTACAAAAAATGTTATTACCCATTGATAAAAATCCTCCCTATGGCTCATGGAGAGATATTAAACACTTGTGCGAATTCGTTAAAACTCACTCTGAAAAAGGAGAAGGTGACCCATTTATTGAAACTTGTATTGGACTAATGAATCATCAGTTACATGAAGATGAAAATAAATGGAATGAATCTTTGGAAGAATTCATTCGTAAGCAAAATACTATAGTGGAAATATCTAGACCTACACCATCGGATGTTGGTATTTCGCTTGTTTGCAAATGGATACCAAGAGAACATTCTGCTTTTCATTGGCTTTTTAAAAGATGCGTTATTCAATGGATACGTTCATTTAAACCTCATTATTTCAAAACTTGTAAAACAGATGCACAATTTGAACGTGCTATGAAAAAAGGTTCCAAAGAATATAGAAGATCGTTTGCTAGATTATCCACTTTGTGGGATACATTAGAAATAAAACAATGCAAACATGAATGGGATAAAATACGTATGGATAATGTACCAATGACCGCTATGCGCAAGCAACAACAAGCTCTTTTGAATATTGGACAAAATGGAAATCCTCGTAAAAATACATGTAAAGACATTCAAAGAGATACATGCTCCATGAAATTAAAACTTCACTGGTTAGCAAATACTAACCATAAACGATCAAATCCTAAAGATGTTAATCCTCTTTTTGCTAATATGGGAGATATCATCAAAACCGCTCTTCGCGTTTCCAAACCAGACGAAATTAAACGCTCGGAAAATGAATGGAATCATGTTCTTTCACAAGTTTCCAATTTAGAACATTTTTTACCTATACTTGACATGTCTATGTTCTATAGTGACAAGGACGCATTTTATGAGGCACTTGGTATCGCTTGTCTCATTGCAAAAAAATCTTCCAAACGAATTCTCATGTTTGATCAAACTGTTCATTTCGTTTCTGTTGATTATGATAACTTACAAACTATATTGCACAATTTACGCCCTTTATACTATGAACATCATATTGGACAAAATTTTGAACTAGTCTCTCATCTTCTTATTGAAAATATTAAACTCAGTAATATGTCTTCTGATGACATTTCGAAAATGAAACTCGTTTTATTAGTTCGCAATAAAGAAACTGTTTCAATGAAAAGAACCATTGATACTTTATTTGATAAAGCAGGGTTTGATACTTCTCCTTTTCTTTTTATTTGGAATTCTCATCCACATGCCTATTTCGATGGAGGACACATTAATGATATTAGCGGACAATGCTCTATAAGTGAAACCATCTTGTCAAAAACATTTTATATTTCCGGTAGCACAAATCTATTATGGTCACGCATCTCTCAAATATCAAATGATATTTGGAAAAAAATTAATGCTTACGATTTAATTGCCTTTTTATTAAATCAATCCAGATATAATGCTTTTGAAGACTATTTCAAAACCATGCTAAAATAATATTGTTTAGTTTTTACTCATTATAATATATTTCTATACATTATAATGACCGAAGAAGAAAAACTTCCTGTTGATGAAGCTCCTGATCAGACTCTTAGTTCTAATGACAAATGGAAATATACACTTTACACCACTTTTGTCTTTCTACTTGTCGCAAATCCATACACTTATAAATTCGTTCAAATACTTTTAGGAAAGTTTATCAAAATTTCTGATAAGTCAGGATGCCCTACTATACTTGGTTTTCTTGTACATGCAGTTGTATTTACTTTGATTCTTCGTTACATCATGATGTAGTTAGGTAAAATCTATATTGCGCTCATAACTTTACCTACTTTATTCAAATTTTTAAACATCAGGTTCCAAGCTTCAAAATATCCAACTTGCTTGTAAGTTAATCCCCATTTTGACGCAAATACTTCCAACTCTTTTGATACCTCACATTGTCTATATTGAGGCATTTGTGGAAATAAATGATGCACGCATTGACAATTCAAATATCCCATGATCCAGCAGATAATTGGATTTTGCGTATCTATATCTACCGTAT